GTTCTGTGTTTCCAGCATATGCGTATTCGAGCATTTTTGTTAGTTTACTCATACAAACCACTTAATTTATTTTATACATGAATACATACATTTCATTGAATAATAATGAACCTGATTAATGTGTCAATAGTACTTTGCCGTATGCGTTACTCGTAATTGCTTCTAAACACACACCATATGTTTGTCCAGAAGGTATAGCCGCAGCTGCTTGAAAGAATCCTTTACTGACTGGTACGATATGAGTTCCTACCGTAATTGCTCCAGATGCTCGGACTCTGACTTTGTTACCTACGCCATACACAGCAACTTGGTCGCCATGAGCTGCATTAGTAGCAGCAACGCCAACATAGCCATTTTTTTTGCCTAGTTGACAGTTCTTAGCATTTGCTCTAACTACTTCAGTTCCACCTGAGCAACAAACTGCCATACCGGCCTTAATAGCACCAGATGCTTTATAGTTCATCCCAAAGGTTCCTTCCTCTACCAACACAGGATCTTGTGCGATAGCAGTAAATGCCATTGCCATAGTATCTCTCCAATTATTTATTACTTATTGAAATAAATAGTAACATTACATTAATAATAAAATTATTGTTTGTATACACGACCATGTCTTTTGTCGACAATTACGCCAGTGTCTTTCTTATATGTTTCTTCTGATTCTTTTGAAGTTTTTGGAGTCTCTTCAACTTCCTCTAATTTTTTGACTTGTTCTTTGAGTTGTTTGATTTCTTCCTTAAAACCTTCAATAACTTCATCACGTGCTTTTACTGCAAGCTTGAGTTCTTCATCAGACTCTTCAACTTCCTCTTCTTCGTCATCATCGTCTGCTTTTTTCTTTTCTTCTTCTGGTTCCTCTTCGTCCTCTTCCTCCTCTTCTTCCTCCATTTCCTCTTCTTCATCTTCTTGGAGTTCTTTTTCATGAAGGGACTTGAGTGTCTCTGTAATGGTATCCTTGATAGTCTCTATGATATCAGCTTTGGTGAGGATTTCTTCTTGTGGTTCTTCAGGTTCAGGTTCAGATTTTTCTTCTTCCTGATTTGGGTCTTCAATTTCCTCAACTGGTGCATCTTTCAAGTCTTTTGTAACTTCTTCTTTACAGTCTTCGCATGGTTCTTCTTCTGCCTTCTCTTCAACCTCTGGCTGTTTGTCGTTTTTTGACTTTTTCATTTTATCATTATAATTTTTCAACATTTCACTCACATAACATTTACTAACAATTTCAAATCCTGAATCTTTATTGACTGGACTAGAGCACACAGATATCTCGAATAGATTTATTTTATCTATTACCTTGATGCATTTCTTATCGTCACACTCTTCATGCTCCTCTATTATCTCTCCTCCAATAGAGAAACCTCGTATTTCTCCGTCTTCAATCTTTTTCCATGTCTCCTTTGCTATTTCCAAGTCATCTCTAATCTCAGCTACTATAAATAACCCTTTTTCATCAACATGTGTCTTTAGTTCTTCATACTTCTTAAGAATCTTCCCTATTTGAATGTTCTTATGTACTATCATAATATTAGAATATGACTCGTCTTTCATTAGGGTATTAAGTCCTTCCTTAAGAACTTCTACTGGTATGTAGTCATTTTCTGTATCTACAACTGCAAGAGAAGCATATCCTGCAATTATCTTTTGGCCATCAGACTTGTGTATTACCTTAATGTTTCCTAGGAGATCCATATGAATAGAATGTCCTATTCCTGGTCTTTCTTTTCTCCTCATCTCTCCTCCACACTCAGGACATTTTATGTCCGCACAGTGGTCTTCACTTTTCATAATATGTCCGCATTCTAAGCATTCGCAAGTATAAGACTTTTCTTCAGAGTCTTTGTCTATTCTATTTACAGTATCTAGTAGTTCTTCTAGTGAGAATTTGATATCTTTGGATTTTTTAGAACCTGGATGTTTCTTTCTCCACATAGAATAGCACATTGCAGTAGCTTGGTCTTTTGGGTATCCTTCACCTATGTATACTGGAATGCATCTTTTCATAAAGTCTGATTGACTTTCTCCACTCTTTGGTGGTTCTGGCATTTATATCACGCCACAACATTAAATACAATGGATATAATAAATCCACTAAACATACCTAGAACACCAGCTATTACTCCAGTTTTTATAGATTGTAATGTAAGTCTTTGAGTCATAATATCTAATTTTTTATTTAATAGTACTTGTCCTTCTCTGAGTTTTACTAATTCACTTCTTATGTCCTTAACGGCTTCTTTTGTCTCTCCCATAAATTCAGAATAGTTCAACCATCTATCAATATCATCCACAATCTTTGACCCCAAAAGTTACTATATATGAACTTGTCCCATTAATCTTTAACGGTATTACTGTCATGACCATATCAACTTTTGTTACTACCCTCATGAATGATATGGAATGGACTTTGTTGTCTTTCTTTGCTTTAGCTAATGGACATAAATCACATTCAAATGGAAAAGATATCTCTTCACAGATTTTTTTGCAATCTTCTCCTAACATATTTCTTATGTTTGTTCCTGCTTTAATATCGTGTTCAATTCCAGCAGGATTAACATATTCTAGAGTATTATTATCGCTATTAACTATAGCAATGAGTGAATCTACATTATTAAATACACCGATAAGAGTAGAGTATATTTCATTTATTGCCGCTTCCCTTATGTCTTGTGTAAATGATAATGCAAGGGCATCCATTCTTCTGATTCTATCATCTAGACTCACACTCATCACTACTTGGTAAGTATTCTCACAGCGGCCTTACTATTTATGACCTTCACATCGAACCTCATACTTGCAGTTAAATTAGTTATGTCATGTATGGGGTCTTTTATTTCCTTTGATAAGTGAATATCATCTCTCATACCTATGTATGCGTAGTTATCATAGTCTAGTAATATTCCATAGTAATGGCTAGACCCATCTGTACTATCCCAATAGTTAGATGATTTATCTTCCAGTTTAGTGGCTAATTCGTATATGTCAATACCAAATAATTTCCCATCTATATTTGGATGAATGAATGGAGCTGTATTTCCACTAGAAAGCAAATATCTTGTAGCAGTTGGATATCCTATGAAGGATAATTTTCCTCCTCCCCAATATAAAGTTTTTAGAGATTCTTTTGCTGCTGCTAAATCAGATACTCTCAAATGGTCTCCTCCAGGGTCTACATCTGCTGGTATAGTAGCATGATGTCCATCGAGTAATTCGGTCATTCCTGCTTTATTCAGTGCGTTTTCTAGCAATGCACCTGCTCGTTCCACTTCCAAAGTTACCAAATCCCACTCATGATCCTCTACCAACTCTTCAGTTATCCCAATTTTTGTAGCGTATTTTTTGACATCTAAAGTACCAGATGTATATGTACTCCATAGGTCTGGTATTGTAGCAGCTTCAGATATACATTCAGCTACTCCACTAGGAGATAGATTTGATGGAATCAATGCTTTGGACGAACCAACATTTACCGTTGGGATTGCCTTTCTAATGACAGATCTTTTAGACGCACCATCTACTAAAGCTTTGTTAACTTCTATTTCTAAGACATTTCCTTCTTCCATGCCTTCACTCATTAGAAGATTCTTCACTTCTGACGGGAATCTATTACTATCCATTAGTCTTTGTTTCTTAGAATTTTCTGCATAGGTATATTCGAGAACTCTCGCTAATTGATTCATTTTTCGTTATATTATACAACTAACATTATAACATACTATCTTGATATCCCATCTACATGGGCGTGCCAGTGGTCTCTTATAGTTCTTCTTTTTGTTCTTAATCGTATATTATCACCAAACAATTGTTTGCATCTATATAATATACGACCCCACTGTTCTTTTCCTATTTCTGTTGCATGGTCTGATATTACGACCATTGGAGTTTTACATGAAAGACAATCGACTATTACAAAGTCATTCTCTTCAGATACCTTGTCCTTATCTGGGTAATATATTTTTGTTTTGATGTCCATCTTAGTAAATATATTACATAATGGACATCCGTCTACGTGAAACGCCTTTCTATTGCTCATCAGAATCTTCCAAATACCTTATAGTCTTTTGTCCTTGTTTGATCTCCAAATAATTCCTAAACTCTAAGTTCTTGTTAAAGCTACATTTATCACATTTCTTTTGATAGTTGTCGCATATGTTTTTGTATTCGCATACTACATTATTCATCGTATAAAAACTCTGGTGGTTTTGGACCTTCTTCTGATATTAATGCCCCTTTACAAGCAGGCATAGTGACTACTGCTAATCCAATATAGTCCAAATCTTTGACACATCTTTCATTATTTTTGTTCCACATATCTTCTGTCATTATCTCCACTGATAACCAATTTATTAATTGGGAATCTATGAGTTTTATAGTGTCTATTGCATTCTTAGTTATTGGGTGTATGTATAAATCAGCTTTTACCTTTCCATCGTCCCACTTTGGGTTTTCTACAGTTCCAATTCTATCAAGTACTGCATGAGAATGGTCTATATTCAGATAGTTTAGTTCCCAGTTATTTACTGTATTCTTTAGCATCTCTTTCTCGTAAATGACTGGTTGCATACTTAAAGAATCAGAAAACTTTCCTTCAGTGAGAATAGTAACATCTCTATATATTCTTACATCACTTGACTTACCTATGAGTCTCTTATCATACTCAAATTCTATTGTTGGTGTGTGTAGTGTTTTTGTTACTTTATTCATTTTCTTCTTCCTCTTCTTCTTCTGGGGGTTCTTCAACAACAGGTTCTTCTGACTCTGGTTCTTCTTCAATATCACTCTGTCCAGGACCGTATCCTTCATATACAATTGTATTTGCCTCTGGCATGTCAATTGGTTTTATTTTGAATTTCTTTCTAATCTCATTAATAGTGAATGGTTTTATTTTTGAAGACCGGAATCCTCTGATTAGATTGCCCATCCAAATTGCTCTCTCTGACTCATCTGTTGAAGTTACGCTTCTGAACTCAATACTTACAATATCTGGATCAAATCCATTTTCTTCAAGTACTTGGTTAAATAATTGTTTTTCTATTATTCTAGCAAGCTTTAATTGAAATGCTTGTATCATTCTTTCGTATAATAGAGCCTTTGTTTTTGAAGTGGCTTCTGTGCTTCCTCTACCAAGTCCTAATGCTTCTTCTGGACACAGCAATCCTATAACAACTTGTGATTGGAAATAATTATAATATTCTTCTACTCCTTGAATTCCTTTTTCGTCTATAGTATCAACAGTAACATTCCAAGGAACAATAAACTCATTCTTCTCGTCTATATCTTCAACTTCGTCTCTTATAGCCTTCAATATACTATCTGGAGGAAGTTGTCTGTCTTTTTCATTACCCACAGTAAATACCGTTTTTGTTGTACCATGTCTAATTATTGAATTCGCTATTGCATCATCTGTTCTTATTTTTTTATCTATAGTATCTCTAGACGCTTGTATCAATGAAATTCCGTATGGATCAGATGGATTTGAGAAGAATTTAATATGACATATGGTAGCCTTGTCTAGTTTTGGTATTCCTTCTTTGTCTCTGGAGCCGAGGCTTTGCTGATATCCTTGTACTATTCCATGTTCGTCGTATATAATTTCCATTGTCTTTGGGTCTACATCTAATAGAGATGAAGGCTCCTTTTTCTTATTATATACTATTTCTATAAAGGAATCACCCATAACTAGAGCATATCTAGTATTGTCTAGTAAGTGTGAGTCTAAATCTACTTTCCTACACCATTGTTCTATAAGCTCCTTGGCTCTCTCGTTATCAGACTCAATATCATATCCAACCATTACAGTATTGAATGCGATTGAGTTAATAGCAGCCCATACAGTATCTTCACCGGTATAATAATTCCAATACTTATTTAGTAAGGCCTTACTTCTACCACCTTGAGAAACCCCAAAGGATTTCTTTTTCCCTGTCCTTATAGTGGTTTTAGGATTACCTTCATCATCAAAGTACTGTATCCTAGGACCAAATGGATTTAGTTTTCTTAAAGAATCTATTATTGTCATTTAAACTACTCTTTCTTTCTTTTTCCTTCTAATACTATTGATATAGTTGATACTTTCCTATCGTTAAATGCCTCACTACCTATCTCTATATCTACTTTTGGTTCAACCATTTGTCTCTTCAATATTTCAGCAACATCAACGGTTGTCTTTATATTACCTCCTCTTCCAAGGAGTCTGACTGGTTTATTCTGGCCTAAAGCCCAAATTCCGGCTGTTAAATAGTTTTGTATCGGCTTATCACCTATGAATACGTCTTCATAATCTGCCACAGTATCACCATTATATTTTTTGTACATAAGGGAGCTTTCGTTTTCTAGCTGTAACAATACTAGCTACACGTTCCCAGTCTACCGGCTCCACATCATCACCTGATGCCTGTATAGCAAATGATACACTATCCATAGCATCATCGTGAACTCCTCTTGGGAAACTTATTAATTCATCAGTTAAGAAATCTAATCCTGGATTTATAGTTATTCTATTAGTCTCCAGTAATACACTTAATCTTTGTGCTCTAGACCATTTATCATTAATCCATGAGGATTTTAGTGGTTTTATTGGTAAATTTGTTGTGTCTGTCCATTCATCAGTTATTATTCTTTGTGTGGCATTAGATTCTATTCCTATTCTTATAGGTGACCACTTTTCATTAAGAGATTGTATTATCTGTAGTTGCCTACTCATAGAGATTCTGTCTCTTATACTTTCAACAACAAAGAAGTTACCAGCTTGTGTCTTAGCAACTACTGTAGCACAAAAGTAATCACCATCACTACTTTTGGATGCCAGATCTACTCCAATAAATCTCTCCGTGTCTGTTGGGAAATTTCTCTCATCCCATCTACCAACAGCGTTCTCTACCCACTCTACCTTTATTGGTGAATCTTCAGTTTGTGTAATTTCATTCTGATACTGCATTTGAAATGCTACCTTTCCTATGTGTTCATCACGTAACTTTACAAGGTCATCGTAATCAAACCTTTCTGGCCACAAAGCTATCTGCTTTTCATTATCTACTATTGCTTGGTATCTTTTTGATACAAAGTCTTCTTTCTCTGAAAGATAACTATGCAAGTCATCAGAATGCCAACGTGTTGCAATATTAAGTATCTTACCACCAGGCTCTAGCATTTCTAATAGCTCAGTATTATACCAGTCCTTTAATTGTCTTCGTCTACCTGGTGTTTGTACATTTTTCCTATCGCAAACATCATCAAGCAATATAATATCATAATGAGATGATACTTGAGAAGAAGTCACACCAAGAACTTGTAGTGTAGGTTCTTTGTGGATTATCCCACCACCTCTACTCTTAACTCTTAATTTTGACCTAGACCATAAATTAGATTTTTGTTCACCGAACATTTCAATTATCTTTTCATTGAATTCTAAATGATGGCTAATGAAAGACATCATCTCTTCGGCTTTGTTCTGATTTACGGTTGTTATTAATATTCTAATTGAAGGGTCTATTAATATTCTCCATATTATATACCCTTCTACTATTGTAGATTTGCCATGTCCTCTAGGAGCTAGCAAACAGACAAATCGGTTATTCTCAAATAATTCTATCCATTCATTATGGAAGTCCTTAACTGTTAAGCCAAGTACATCTTCCATGAAAGCTCTGCAATTAGTAGTATACTTCAATATATCTAAGTAGTCGTCGTTATCCATTTTTATCAATTTAAAGAAATTAACATTATAACATGTATTTATTAGGTATGTAATCTAATTTAGGAATGTTTAATCGTCGGCAAAGCCAAGGAAAAATCCAGCGATTCCACCAAGGAACGTCATGATTTCTGACCATGGTATATATGAAGCAATACCAATATCAGCAAACAGAGATCCAGCTGTAAAACCAAATACTAGACCTATCATGCCAAGGAAGATGGATTTAAATAGCTTAGCTAACAACAGCTTATCTATCATTCTATGTCTCCTTATTGATTACATATACTGACATACTGTCATAGTCTCTCCTATAGTCCGTTTTTATAGGTGACTATTATAGTATATACGGTATGTAATATTGCAAGTATTAAACCAGTGTATGCAACGAATTGCTGAGGTATAATTACCTGTCCACCTTCTAATAGAGCAATTACTGCATTTAACCCACCTGCAACAAAAGTCAACACGAGCAATAAGAAGAACTCCTTAACTGCATCGCTGACTTTGAAAGCTGGGCCTGGCTTATACCAAGGAACACTAACCTTATTAGCCATTAGTTTTTTCCTCCTCTAGTTTTTTTCTAATTTTGTTTCTACACTCTACACAGAGATCTCGTGAAATTTCAAGGAGTAAGTTACGTATATTTATCTCTTTCTTATAGATAATGTTCTGAGTTGGCCTTATAATCCTGTTGTCAGCAAACTCCCTTAACGAGACCAAATTCTTTCGGTATTGGTCGTTTATCTTCTGCCAAGAACTAATTATCTTATTCAAATCACTTGATGAGAGGTCTTCATCCTTCAACTTCTTCATATAACTATCTATAGTTTGTCTTGCCTCTTCAGAGTCAAGTATAGCTTCTCTCATTTTCAAATTAAACTCTGCTTCCATAGCAGACGTTGGATCTTTTGTTTGATCCATACGCTTTTCCATTTTCTTCTCATCATATCTCTGTAGGAATCTAGCCACAGACATATGACTAATCTCTCTAAGCTCAGGTATATCACTGTATTTAGTAGATATAGCTTCCGCTATAGAATGATACCCTTTGCCTTCCTCCTCGTTAAGACGTATCACTTCGTCTTCGAGGTTCCACTTCTCGATTTTACCTTCTCTTGTCATTTATATCCCACTCTAGGTATTGAGTTGAATAATCTTACCCTCCTACAACCCGACTTTGCTTGTCACTCCTAAACTTTGTATATACGAGATATCTCAAAAGTAGAAAGGTATATAGCTATATGCCTTCTCTCATATATAATTGATATTATGAAACATAGTCATAGTATATAAAGGTTTCGGTGTTTTGGGGTTCCTTTTCGTTATTTTGGTATTTTTTTGGCCTGATGAGGAGGAAAACGATTTTCTCTTTTCGTTATCGCAATTTGATGTGACTTAGCTACCCCTTCTCAACCAATTTTTATTAGTCGATATATATGTTTTTTTGATGATAAATTAGATATAATTATTTTTTGTGTCGAATAAAAGCAGGAATTGACACATTATTATTATTTCATTCTATTATTTTTATATAATTGTAAATCATCTATGCAATAGTTTATATCTTTTGAATACATACTATTATTGATTATTTCTTTTTGTATCATTTTATCATTTTTATTATTTTAGCAAGTAGCTTTTTAGGACATATCACACACACGCAAAAATTAAAAGTTTTAATTATTGAATGAATTAAATTTAAATGTTTGAATTTATCTATTTTATTTCTTCTTTTTATTTTTATCTAATTATATTTGTGATCTCTCCTGTTGCTCTCCTTATGCGAAAGTATTATATACTTTGACAGTTATTACTAGTTTGATTATTATGTCGAACAAACCACAAACAAAACCAATATTTGAAGCAGGTGAATATGAACAGATAAGAACATTATTATTAGATGTTCACAACAATCCTGAAAAATATACAGATTATGAATATAAAGAGGAAAAAGACTTACTTAATGACTTCAAAAATCTAATAAAATCATGTGTGAAATATGGTATACAATTCAGGTATACAAACCCAGAAAGTAAAAAACAAATGATTCATTTAGATATTGACGGGAGAATAAAAATACTTGGGCAAAAAGGTAACTGTTTAAAATCCGATACAATATTCCACTATTCTCGATTGAAATACATTATTCTAAAAGGGCAAAACACATTATCAATAAAAGCTATTCAGAGAATTGTAGCTGACAGAAAAAAGATAAAAGAGATTCACATTGACCACTATGATATTAACAAGCTAAACAACCAAATCACAAACCTAAAACCAACACCTGCAAGTATAAATATCTCTGCCCACTATGACAACTTAAAACAATTAAAACTAAAAGGATATGAATATAAAGCCCAACAATACGCAAAGGATAAGGAAGTAACACACCTTCTCCCTTTCCTCTAATCTTTTAAGGAGTAGATTAAAAATGAAAAGAGAATTTAAGAACAGATACCACGCCTTACGCTTTGCTAATAAGGTAAGTGGTAAAACAAGCTGGTATCAAACTATGGGTACTATCAAGAAAAAGGATAAATTCACAGGTAACACTATTTGTGAACCAGCACTTATAACTATGTATAGGGTAACATATTAACCCTATCATTCTTTTATTTTTTAGCCATTCCGCCTTTTATTTCCAACCGAGGATATTAATGATCCATGCTCTGTTATTTTAATAGGGAGAAAAATATAAAAGAAAAAGGAGAAAATATTAAATGTACATGCTTGATATTTCTACTTCTTGTTGTTCCATTTTCATTAATTCTAGTACAACATCTAGTATTTTATCTAGTGCAATAAGCTCAAGCTCTTCTCTTGTGTATTCTCCTTTTAAATAATTGTATATATCATTAGCAGAGAAATTCTTTCCTTGAAAGGATGATATTATTTTCTTGGTTTTAATACTGGCTTCTTTCTTCACCTGCCTAATATGTTCTACATTTTGTTGTTGTTCTTCATTCATGTTATCAATATTTAGAATAGTATAGAAGTATATAAACCTATTGAATGGCATTACGCCTATTATTTGGAATCCAGAATATTAATGATCGGGTGTGGGCTTTCCTCGTATTATTGAGAAATTAAAATAAAAATACCAATAAAAAATATTAGAGGGTTTTATCCCTCAAATTTAATATTAAACAATCCATGAATAAATGCTCTTGTTTATTCACTTTTTGCCCTTGCCCTTAATCAGTGATTTTAACTCGTTTATTTGCCTTTGTAATTGTTTGTTTTCCTCATGTAGCTTATCTGATTCTGTATCTGTATCTTTGCCCTCCTTGATTGTATCGAGCTTTTTAAGAGCTTCTTGTTCTAGCTGTATAACCTCCTTATAGTTAGCTTTGTTTATTGCACTGTAATCCTTGCCGTTAATTCTCTGTATCCAGATGTCATTATTTTCTTTGTTTTTCATTATATTCACTGTATGGGTTTTTTGTTTGCTCTTGCCTTGTGGGTTGATATAATCCACCTTTATGGATTTTGTCCATATTTGCGTACTTACCATTTGTTCACTTCCTCTAATATCTATTATGGTGATACTAGTATATATACTTTTGTATTTGCATTACGCCTTTTATTCTAGCTTGAGAATTTAATTGCCCTTCCTCTTATTATATTACCTACCCAATATTAAGCCATTCCTCTTTTTATTCTGCTACTCATATTTAATCCCTTCCTCTTTTTATTTCCCGTATTTATATAAAAACTAGCTATATAATGAATAGTCTAGTATATAGTATAATACCTAGGTGTGTGTGAAGAAAAGGCATCTAGAATATCTGAATTAAGATTAGTATAGAACTAGTCTAGAATCCTAGTTACCTGCTATAAAAGGATATATAATATTCTGAATTAAGTAGTTAAGGCATGTATATATATAACTTAATCCTTTTACCCTAAATGCTATGTATTATTATACTATGTATTACTATATCGTAGCACGAATACTTCTCCTAGTAACACTATGTAGTATATACTATATGTTGTACTCCTAGTATAGCTGTAATTTTATATCCCTAAAATTATCTTATACGTTATATTTAACGTTATAGATATATTACTAACATCGCACTAGGTATAGTCTAATATCACCGAAAGTATTAAATACTTGAAACAACAATATAGTGGTGGTGAAAAAATATGAAACATATAGATATACCAAACAAAAAGGCAGGTGATGACCATTCCAATATGGAATATAGAAAAGAATACAACACACCTAGATTAGGTTGGGTGAGCTAATATGAATAAGATAGTAGAAACTATAAGAAATAGTAATATATATAGAAGGCAGGTGAAATCACTAGAAAAGAAACATATAGAGTATGAAGAAAAACACGGAATGTCATGGGTTAGACTATGTACTAATCACCATGACTATCTATTCTATGTAAG